ATTATGTTAGCACATTGTTTTACGCAGGAATTGTTAGATCATCCATCAACGCCTAGAACATCAACAGGTAGAGCAAGGAGAAGAGGTAAAGGTTACTTCAATCATCCTTGCTCTATTTGGTGCCGCAATACTGTAGACAACTTTACGTGGTTAGTTGATCATACACTCGAAATGTTTACAGAACGTATGTATAGGTGGCCTAATTCAAACGAGCACTTTACAAAGACCTTTATTAAGTGGTGCAAGGATAATACACATAATATTATTACTACTAAAAAGGGTCTAACTGATTATGCAGTAGCTATACAACCCGAGAGTAAGTGTAGAAGTGTATCAGGTTTCGATAATATGTCAATTATCGATCAATATAAACAATTTATCATTCATGATAAGGAGTTTGCTACTTGGACTGATCGTAAGACACCTAGTTGGTATCAGAGATCCGCTTCAACATTAGAACCAGCGATGTTTTCTTGACCAACATCAATAAGAGCATCAAGCTCTTGCTCAATAAACTCTTTACCTACTAGTATCTTAAATATATTAGATGATCTATTACCGATTGAAAAGGGTACTCCTTTAAACTCCCTGTCACCTACCTTAAGATCAAACTCAACAACTGGTCTATCTTCCGTATTACCAGCACCAACGTTAATTGTAATTGTATCCTTCTTATCCTTGATAAGAGTTCTACCATTTACAGTTTTAAAGAACACCTTATTACCTTGTAGTTGAATATCTTCTCCATGGAGCACATTAAAGGCTCCGTTACCCGAGTCAAGTTTAGCTGCAACCTTACCCACACCATCAATGTGGAAAAACTCAATAAGACCTAATACAGTCTTTTCTTCAAAGTATTGTTTAAATTTTTTCATATAGCAAACTGCTATTTATTTTTTATTCGGTCATTCACCGTCTTCGTAAGCATCAACCTCACCATCTTCATGACCGAGATTAAACTGACTCTTCTCACAATCACCTTCATCTGACTCATATGCTAACCAGTGATATACAGATGATAGGTAATCTGACGCCTTAGTAATTTTTGCTGCTGTCCACCCCTCAAGTCCGTGAGCTGTTTGTAGCATCTCTTCGAGCTTACCAGCGTACTCTTTTGCCTTCATGAGCTCTGCAAGGGCCATCTTAATCTCAGTAGGGTCATGCTCTTCTTGCTGACCACTCTCAACGTTAGAGCATTCAGGGCAACCACCACAATGACAACCTTGAGCAGCATCTACGCAGCCACCTTCTTGTGACTGTACATCTACAACAATGGCTTGTGGAGCAACTCCACTCATATAAGCCTCTGCAATTAAATCTAGTTTAGGATTATTCCTCATGTTATTATTTAGGCAGATAATATATCTTTTATAACATCTTTATCAGTCTGGTTAATTTCTTCTGGAGTAAAGTAATCTACTGCAGTACTAATATCGTCAGCTATCATATTACGTGTTTGTGTACCTGATATACCTTCCTCTTGCATAGGTATCTTAACTACCTGTACTAATGGATACTTCTCAATATTTTTTTCAAAGTACTCGTAGCGCTTTACATCTTCATCTTTATCACCAGCACCGACTATAATTTTAATATCCTTATTAGCATCAGCAAATTCATATACAGACCTAACTGGCGTAACACCTGCAATAGCTACTTCAATAGGTTTACCCAAATACCTGGCATATACCTCCCAAATGTCTCTTGCCTGATCAGCAGTAATACCATCACGTTCCTTCTTACCAATTAAGATAACACCCTTATCAGCATCCTGGAGTATATATTTAAATGCATTATAGTGTCCCTTAGTTGGTGGCTTATAACCACCCGGTAGTAACGCTACTGTTTCATGAGTCTCCTCACCTTCAAAATATTCCTTAAATGTAATCATGATCCTGGCTTATCTTTTGCAAAGTTAGCTCTACTAAACTCGAGTCTATCTACTAATTTAACTGCACCACCGTCTCTTGAAACGGCTACATAGCCCTCAGGTGCTGTTACTTTAAGTGTACCATCACCATTATCAACAAAGTGCTTTGTAGTATAAACAGCAGAGTTATATTTGTTAATAAACATCTGCTTTGCTTGTGAAAGAAGTCTTGATATCTTAAACAGGTTGATAATATTGCCTTGTTCCTTTTCAATGTTAGCTAACTTCATCTTGAAGCTCTCCTCAATACTCTGCTTACCTCTCTTACTCTTTCTCTTATCAATCTCTTTAGCCATTCTAGACTTAAACCATGTGATAAGGTTGTTGTAAGACTCTTCCGGGTTCTCAAGGAACTTACCTTCACGAATTTCAGTGTTAATATAGATGTTAAGAAGATCAGAAGGAATATTTTTGTAGTTAACTTTAATTGAATCAGCTGTCTTAATATAATCTTTAACTTGCTTTGCTTCATCAGTAGCTAATGTAACGATACCAGTATCATCCTTAAAGAATGCATCATCAAACCATACACCAGGAGCCTTTTTAAGCTTATTAACTTTAGCCCCAAACGATGCTCTACTATTTAGATCACTATATTCTGTGTGAAATATAATACCAAAGACAGAGTTTGCTAGCTCCTTACCAAGCTTACTGTCAACTTCAACAGCATACTTAATAGTATTAGGCATAAAGGTATAATGTGGAACATCATCAATCTCTTCTTTCTGGATTGTTGATGAATCAAACATAAAATCACCCTGCATGATGTTTTTAATACCAAGCTTTGGAAGGTGCTTAAGTGCCTTTTTAAGTTTGTCTGCCAAACCAGGAGCATGTCCATGATTGATCTCAACATCTTGATCATCATAGTTAATTTTTGGCTCTCTATTAAAGATTGATTTAGTACCAACGAAGAATCTCTTTGTTTCAGGATGTATGCCACAGAATATTGCAGGTGCACCATCCCATTTAACTGTCGTACCAATCTTCCTCTTACTCTTGCCTTGTAAGTGTGATAGTAGATCAGTCAAAAAGCCTCTGGCTGTTGCATAACCATCTTTACCTTTTGTGAGAACTAGCTCCTCAAGGTGTGTAAGGTGAGTATTAGCAGCCTTCTCTTCTATGAGCTGGTATGCTTCGTAAAATTGTTTGAAATTCTTCATGTTTTTTATTATATATATTCTTCTTCTTCTTCACCTACTGCCGTTTCTACAGGCACTGCAGTGACGGGAGATGATTTATCTAGATAAGACTTCTGGAAGCCAATACGGGGTCTTAAGCACGACGCTTTAATTTTCTCAAACCCTACATTTGTAGGAGCAAGCGCTTGCATCATCTGTACCGGTGAACCACCAACTGATACATACTGACCAGTACCCTTACCAGCTTTACCAATATCATGAGCCATAAAATACATAAACTCTTCTTCCATAGCATACTCTAAAAAGCTCAACAACGATACACCACGCTGTATACTATAAGGCTCTGTCATATCAATATTAATCACATCCCAACCTGTATTAATAGCAGCTGACATCTCACCGCTTGTTGCGAGGAACTGTTTAAAATTATCTTCAAACAAACTACGTTCATGCTGGCTTTTTAATCTACTATAAATAGTAGCTATAACTGTTGGAAAGTCACCCAAGTTTCTTCCTATAATTTGCCCATCATATGTATATCTACCACCGCTTACCTCTACACCTATATTATTTAAATAAGCCATAGTGTTTTTGCTCTGCCTCTTATGAACAGCGTCAGGTCTCGCTCCTAAAGAAGCTCCTTCTCCTTTTATCTCAAACTCTGCACCATCAAGCTCAAAGTCACCTTTAACAGCTTGACCCCTTATACTTTTTAAATTCTCACTTGCTTTAACTAATGCCTCATCTGTTGATGTTGCACCATACTTTTGACCTGCCTCCTTAAGTTCCGCTTTTCGACTGGCAACTACCTTTTCCGCAGCACTAACAGCTGATTTTTTATTTTGACCTCCCGCACCTAAATTACCGAAAATTAAAGCCATTGCTAATTCCCCCATACCAACTCCACGGCCTCCTTCATCTTGACCGGTGTGCTGAAATATACGGCTCATAGTATCTTTTGATATACCAGTTTCTGATAAGAGATTAAAAACATTACCAGTATGATTAGTATTATTAAATCTAATCTGTTGCTGGGTAGGTTTTTGTATATACTCTAAAAACGCACTTCTATCTGCTGCAGGTATATCTTCAATTAGTCTCTGTACATCATTACTAAACTTTTTATAGATTAGATCACTATATCCCTTATCTGTTAAGGAACGTTTAATGTGTTTATAAGAGGGAAAATTTAAAATTCTATTATATAACTTTTTAAGTTCAGCTGAATCTTCTATATCTGTAGCAAGATTATCTAAAGCTTTATGAATATTCTCTATAGTAACTTCAACTTCACGTGTCTCTTCTGGTGTATTTGCCTCTTCACCAAATACACTCAAATGTTTTCTCTGAGTAACAGGCTTACCTGCAATACCGCTATATAAATCCTCTAGTGATTTTTTACCGTAATTCATAATTAGTTAATGTCAGTTGTAAGATTAAGCATCTTTTTTGTATCATTAACACTTAGCTCAAGCATGCTCTCAATCGACTCGGCTACATCTTTTGGATTACTATCAAGTAGTGTAGACTGAAGCTCCTTAACAATCTTACCTTCACTCTCATCAGGTACATGCAAGAATGCCTTAACAAGTAAGTCAACTAAATATCTCTCACCCTCTGCAGTTAGAGTAACTGGCACCTCAGGCTGCTCTACCACATCAGTAGCATCAACAGATTCTAGGTCAGCGTCCTGCTCAAGTAGAGCCTTATATTGTTCAATTAATTTTAATGTCTTCATTATATTATCTGGCTATATCAGACTGCAGCTTTGTAAGAGCAGCTTTTTGTGTTTTTTTAACTTCAGAAGAAACAGTACCTGGTATTGCTATCTTTGGTGTCTTAACGCTCAGTAAAGTTGAAAGTGCCTCAACCTTCTTCTTCGTAAGTGGATCTTCTTGATCCTCTATACTTAAAGGGCTAATTTCAATCATAAACTCTTCCTTACCACGCCATTTAACTCTAACTCTATCATCTTCTGAAGAACTTGACATCTTTGTTGGTACAGCAGTCACACCGTCAATACTATTTAAGGCCTCTCTTATGGCTATTGAAATCTCCTGTGAAGGTATTTCAGTACCTAGAGACGACATTTCATCTTCTACTTGCTCTAGAAATTTACTCATGTATATATTTATGGAAGGAGGGAGAGTTTTACATTTATATCTCCTAAAAACTCTCGTTCGAGTTGTTGTAGCTCGTATCGTTTTAAAAATTGTCTAAACTTCTGAAATGATACACTAGAACCATCCTTCCTCTTATATACATTATAGTCAAGTCCCTTTATGAACTCATACCACTCACACTTACCATACATTATGTTTGTTGGTAATGAGTTAAAAATACGCTTTACTAGTTTGGTCTCCTCTGAATCCTCACATACCCTACAGTAAAACCACTTCTTTTTGTTGGTAGATCTAACTGCTACAAGCAAATGCTTAATAATAAAGTGAATACCAAGCTTGTTTTTCTCTTTACGTGTTAGTTTGAGCTCGTTCTCTGCAATATATAGATTATATTCATTAAACGAATCAGTAAGATAGCTATTAAGATCAACAAATACTATATCACGCCTCTGGTCATAAAGCTGTCTATTTTCTTCTGCCAATTTTACACCTGTACTCACATCCATATTATATGAACGTTCCTTATTGCTTTCTTTTACCAATTCGGCAATTTATTATACCATTATAATAATCACCTCTTAATAATACCTCCTTCTCAAACTGTATTTTCGTCTCCTCATATGCCAACTGCCACTTTGAATCACAAAACATTAGAATCTCAAAGGTAAAATTATCCTTTCCAAACGATACTATATCCTCATTTAACTGTCTTGAGGAAGAAGTGTAGGTCTTCCAGTCAGTCTCAACAATACTATGTCTTTTATTCTTTTTACCCTTTAAAGGCGCTCTTTTCTTAGTGGTTAGACACTGTTTTTTACCAATATACTTCTTATTATTAATATTATTAGTTATAAGGTAAATAAACCCAAAAGGTACACCATCAATACCCTCTTTAATAAGGGTATTACGCCAATGACCCGTATCGTCCATTAGTCCTTTTTGAGAATATTGATTGTACCTATCAATGAAGCACCAGCTGTTATGATAGACTCAGCTTGATCCGGAGCCAATCTCCAACCAAGTAAAGTAGCAACAGTAATAATACCACGCCAAGTACTCTCTTGCTTAAGCCTAGACATAATACTGTCTTGAACAAATCCGTGCTTACACTCTACAACCGTCTCTTTGTTTTCTTCACTCATGATACTTTTGACTTTCTTCTCATAAGGAAACAAGCCTCACCTCTATCCTTAAGTAATTTTTCTAAATCTTCAAATGTAATAT